ATAAGGCCAGTTTGTATAATTTGACCATTCATTTCTCAAATAAATATCGCTTCTTTGAAAATACCACATCCAATTAGCAACCATACCTAAACTATCTAATTCAACTTTTTTAGAACCAGTGACATTATGATATGTATATTCATATACTTCCTTAATTAAATATTTTTGTTCATGAGAAGCAAATATCTTAACTTCATCTTCAGAAAGAAAAGCATAAGTACTAATTAAATGAATATCTGCTGCCCAGTTTGTTCTTTTATCATCATAAATTAAATCGCCTGTTCCTTCAACTGGTTTTGGCGGAGGTTGTAAAAAGCGGTGAAATTGAAGTTTTTCTTCATTTTGATTTGGGTGAATATATGACAATTCTGATGGTGATGTAACATCTCTTATAATGAAAAGTTCATTAACCGGTCTTAACTCAACTTCAATATGAAATTCATTGTATTGTAAACTTACTAATGGAAATGCCATTTTTGCTGCTAATGTAAACCATATATTAAGAGGAATATATAATTTTCTAGAGCGTATAGAAGGTTCTGGTCCATATCCTTCTAGTGGGTCTTCATAATACGCGCTAGGATATACATTTATTCGTGACCCAGAATTTGCTGGATCATTTAATTCAGCAATATTACCAGTCATATTGTAATAAATTTTTTTCTTAGTTTCAGTAAAATCCCTCTCTACTAAATTATATAAATATTGTCCTGAAAATTTTTGTATAACTTGACCTCCTACTAAAAATTTTACTTCTTTTATCATTTGAGTTCCTAAATTTTCAATCCATTTAAATTCATACGGCAACCATTCTCCGCTACAATCTTTAGGTGGAAGAATTGGACTCCATATTGTTGGAAGTGTAACAACCAAATAAGTATCCATTAATAAATCAGCATACCGCGATATTTTAAAATCAAATTTAGAAGATTCATTCATTCGTAATGTCCGTGAACCATCAAAATCAATTCGAAATTTTTGAAGACCAAAATTGGTATATTTAGAGTAAGCACATTTAAACATAGTTTTTGAGGGATTCCCATTAAGTATTAAATTTTGATTTCCATAGGATACTAAATTTAATAACCCACCAGGCATTTATGTATAATATATTATAATACTAATATATTATTAGGAATATTATTTAACTATATTTATAATAAATGTATATTTATTAATCTATAAAAAATATACATTTATTATAAGTAACTAATTAATTAATTAATTGAATATTAATGAATAACAATAATAATGAATTCATAAAATTTTCTGCTATTTTTTTATTTAGTGTAATTATTATTTATACTATTGGATGGATATACAGTAAACTTCATTTAAATGATAAAAACTGTAATCAATTACAAAAATTATATACTGACTTCCCGTTAATAAAAACAATTAACCCAAACAATCAAGAACAATTTACTTATAATCTACGCGATTATTATATAAAAACCGCATATAATTGCTGTTCTGCAGGTAACTATAAAAATGATTTTGTTAATATATGTGCTCTTAAAGAATGTATTAAACAAGGAGCAAGATGTCTTGATTTTCAAATTTTTTCACTTAATAATGAACCAGTTATCGCTGTATCTACTTTAAATGATTTTACTATAAAAGAAACTTATAATAGTATTCCTTTTTCAGAAGCAATGGAAATCATCCAAGATTATGCTTTTTCAGGCAGTACGTGCCCTAATTCAGGCGACCCTTTAATTATTCATCTACGAATTATGAGTAAAAATAATATAATTTATGATAAAATGGCAAACACATTATATAATCGTTTAGAGTCTAGATTATTAGGAAAAAAATATAGTTACGAAAATAATGGAAAAAATTTAGGAACAACCCCTTTAAAAGAGTTAATGGGGAAAATTATTTTAATTATAGATAAAACAAACGCATTGTTTGAAAATACTACATTAGATGAATATGTAAATATCGCAAGCAATTCAGTTTTTATGCGTTGTCTTCGTTATCATGATGTAAAATATACCACCGATATGGATGAATTAATTGAATTTAACAAAAAACAAATGTCTATTTGTTTGCCTGACCTATCTATCAATACAATTAATCCATCAGCGTCCCTTTCCATGAAATACGGATGTCAAATGGTTGGTATGTCTTTCCAGAATTTTGATACAAATATGGAATTTTATGATGAGTTATTTGATAATGCTGGTTCTGCTTTTGTTTTAAAACCAGAAAATCTTAGATATATTCCGGTATATATTAAACTCCCGCCTCCTCCTACTGATTCAACATCATTTAAAACACGACCAATCACTTCTGATTTTTATTCTTTTACTATTTAGAAAATTTGGTTAAATCAAATCTAATTAGAGAGAATAGAAAATTAATCTAGTTTATATTATATTATATTCTTAAAATATATAATATTATATTCTTAAAATATATAATTAGTGATATTTAGTAATGAGTGATAAAAAAAATTGTATTACTGAAAAAAAAACATTAAAGGAAAAAGAAATAGAAATACTTCGAGAATCAGTTGATGATATAGAAAAAACAGAAAAAATAAAAAAAGCGACATCACCTATAATAACAAAAATTATTGAAATTTTAGAAGATTTTTTAAGGGAAAAAAAATTAGTATGTTATGGCGGAACCGCGTTAAATAATATTCTTCCAAAAGAAGACCAGTTTTATGACAAAAATATTGAAATACCTGATTATGATTTTTATTCCCCAACCGCACTAGAAGATGCGAAAGAATTAGCAGATATTTACGCAAAATTAGGATATGATGACGTTGAAGCAAGAGCAGGGATGCATGTAGGAACATTTAAAGTTCAAGTAAATTTTATTCCTATTGCTGATATTACCTATATGGAAAAAGAATTGTTTTATAATATTCAAAAAAAATCAATAAAAATTAATGGAATTTTATATGCTCCTTCAAATTTATTAAGATTAAATGTATATAAAGAATTATCAAGACCAGCAGGCGATATTTCACGCTGGGAAAAGATATATAAACGCTTACTATTACTAAATAAACATTATCCTATTAAAAAGCGCGAATGTGATTCTGTACAATTTATGCGTGATTTTGAAGGGTCGTCTGAATTATCAGATACATTATATACTACAATAAAAAAGTCTATAATTAGTCAAGGATTAATATTTTTTGGAGGTTATGCCGCAAGTTTTTATAAAAAATATTTACCTAAAAAAACAAAATCATCAAAACACAATATACCTGATTTTGATGTACTATCTGAAAATGCTGAAAATTCGGCATTACGAATAAAACGCGATTTAGAATCAAAAGGTATTAAAAACGTAAAAATATATAAAAAACCAGGAGCCGGTGAGATTATTGCTCCACATTATGAAATTAGTGTGAATAATGAGAGTGTATGTTTTATTTATAACACGTTAGGGTGTCATAGTTATAATACAATCCGAATAAAAAATGATACTATAAAAATTGCGTCAATTGATACTATGATAAATTTATTTTTGGCATTTATTTATGCGAATCGTCCATATTATGACGAAGATAGAATATTATGTATGATGCAATATTTATTTAAAGTTCAATCTAAAAACAGATTATCTCAAAAAGGGTTATTAAAACGATTTAATAAAGAATGTTATGGAACTGAGGCTACGTTACTCTCTATTCGTGAAAATAGATCACTAAAATTTAAAGAACTAAAATCATCTCGTGGAACAAAAAAATATGACGAATATTTTTTAAAGTATGCTCCGGGAGAGAAAAAAATAAAAAATAAAAAAACTATTAAATCTCGTAAAAATAAAACCAAAAAAATCAAAAAAATCAAAAAATCATATAAAAATATATTTTGAATTATCAAAATTAACTAATGTATATATTATATTATATTATATATAATATACATCATCGCGAATCATGCTATTATATATAATATACATCATCGCGAATCATGCTATTATATATAATATACATCATCGCGAATCATGCTATTATACAAGAACCCGATCAGCAATATCTCTAATTAATAATTTACTGATTTGAAATATCCTATTATACATTAATGAATTTTTAATATTTTCAGGAATATACATTTTAATAAAAACAATCCATTCAATTATGGAAATAATACCAATAAATAATATCTCTCTTCCTCTCAATATTAACACATCATAAAATGACATTTTTTTTACATAACAACACATATCAGATTTTCCTGTTATGAAAAAATCATTCGCATCAGTAACGCCGGTTAATAACCGAAAATGTATGTTATTTTCATTTATTAAAAAAAATGCTCTTGGACATTTTTTTAAAGTAAGTAATTTAATAAAAAGAGATTCACAGTGTTCATCATTGAATATATGAGGAACAACTCCATCTATATAATGTTCGTCACATCGCGCATTTCCATCAATAATATATGGGATAAAACAAGATCGCATCAAACATTGTGTCAAATGTTCAATTGTATTAAAATTTGAAACAATAATTTGTTTATTTGTAGTTGTATCATAATAATTAATAAATAATTTATCATTTAATACGGAAACATCTTCATATTCATTATCATTTTTATCATTTTTATCTTTTATGAATAAGGTTTTAACATACTCATGTGCTGAATTTTTTAATTCCTGAAAATTAAATTCTTTTTTGAAGGTCTGCATTATTTTTTCAAAATAAGGAATACCTGATTCTTTGCATCCACGAATAAACCATAATGCAACTAATGCGCCAGAACTACAACCAGATATTTTGTTTATTTTGATATAATTTTGGTTTTCTAGTTCTTTAATATACATAGATATACCTACTGCAAACCCACAATTAAAAACCCCTCCATCAAAAATTAAATTAAATTCTTTGAGTATTTTTTTTGTATCAACATTTTCTATTAATGCTTTTATATATTCTCTCATTAACATGACGTTATTATTATTATTTTTGAGTGATTTATCTTTTCTCATTTATATACTAAAATTATATAAGTTATCATATAATTTTATATAAATTCATATAATATTACTAAATCATTCATTTAATTTTATCAAATTTTATCAAAATATTAAAAAGAAAAATGTCTTATTCCTTTTGTCATTAAAAAAAACAATCCAGCAAACAGTATACTATTGGTAATATATCCAGATAAATTAGTGTTTCCATCATTCGTAAATAACATTGGTAAATATTTAAACATATTTTTTCTAACAACTGGTAACTGAAATAGAAAATATAAAACGCCAATTAGAATAGGAATTTGTAATTCATTATAAAGAACATCTAATGAATCTACTTTTTCTTTGCGTTTAGCGTTTGCTTTCACAATATCTTCACTTGTCTGATGATTTAAAATATAATCCTGATGATTAATATTATCAGGAATAAAATTCGGTTTAATTTGTTGGTCTTGGATAAGTTGTTCTTGATTTTGTGGAATATCTCTATATGGAAGAACAGTCATACCAGATGCACTTGCTTGTTGAATACCTGAGACAAATTGGTTTAAATTCTTCTGATTAATCTCTAGATCTTCTTTGCGTGTTTTTTGTAAATCTTGAGAAGGATTATGAACCATTACATTTTCAGTAATATTTAAATTCACATTATCTTTTATTGTTTGCGGCGAAATGGGCAAAGAATCAATACTGGTTGTTCCATTATTATCCATATTTAATTTATTATTATTACTACTACCTTATTTAATATACTAATCTTATTTAATATATTAAACTATTTACGCAAAAGTCACTTCTTTATCAGTTTTTCCACAACTCATTGATTTTTCTATGAACTTATAGCATTTATTATCATGTTCATAAACTGATTTTTTTATTTCGTCAATAGGAGGCGCACGAAAAATAATACATTGTCTATCTTTACATACCTTTCTAAATAAACAGGAAAACCCAATACCTAAAATTATAGAAACCGCATATTTTCCATTTTTTGAATACATCGATTTAACTATATTTTTTATCATAAAATATTTATATACTATTATAATATATATTATTTTGTAATACTATTATTTTGTAATACTATTATTTTGTAATACTATTATTTTGTAATACTATTATTTTGTAATACTATTATTTTGTAATACTATTATTT